GCGGTGAATTTGTCGATGATGGCCGTGCAGTTGGTGGCGGTGTATTGCGTGGTCTGCGCCGCCTCCATCTGCTTGGAGCCAATGAGGGGTTTTGCTATGACTGCCATGGTTTCTCCTTAGACGGCCTGTGCGCCGCTTGCTGTGATTGTCAGGCCTGCGGACGCCGCCTGTACCTGGATGGTTTCGCCTGCGTTCATGACCTGCACGCCGTTGTACTGCAAGGCGTTATTTGCCGGGACTGCGACGTCATACAGGAAGGCGTTACCAGTGCCAGCAGTACCAGCAGACGGAACCAGGAACACACGCACGTTGATGGATGCGCCTGTGGTGTTGGCAATGCTGAACTCCTTAAGCAGCGTGCGCGTGCTGGCCGGTACGGTGTAGAGCGTCGTCACGCCAGTCGTGATGGCGGCCTGACCAAGTTTTGTGGGTGTGATTACATCGAAAGCCATGTGAGCACCAGGTTAGATTTGACAGAGGCTGGAATGGCCGTTGCAGGCAGTGTCGTGACGTTTTTCCAAACCGACAAAGCCACATCGTATTCCAGCAAACTGCCATTGGTCACTGGGTTTGTGATCTGAACATTGTGCAACTCGTCCAGCTCATAACCGTTGTCGATCTTGACAAAGATTTCGCCGTTGCCACCAGACTTTTTTTCCACATAGCCGATGGTGACCAAGTGCTGCGGAGCAACCGGCTTGACGTTCGTAACAGCACCTGGCGTTGTTGGAGACAGATAAAGCACGTCCCCCTCTGTAAAGGCGTTGGTGTTCAGGCCACGAACAGTGCCAAATACTGTGATGAAACCTTGGCCATTCAGTGCAAGCGGCTCTGTCACGACGCCAATGGTCGCGGCCGATGTCAGGTCTGAATTGGCCAGGGCACGTTTGACGAGCAGATTTGCACCGTTTGCCCCGGAGATGTAGACGACCATGCCATCGGTCAGCGGAACCGTGTCGTCGTTCTTGACGTACAGCACATTTTCCTGCCCGACTTGCAACGTGACATTTCCACCTTTGAGGCCAAGATCAAGAGTGCCTTCTGTGTCATTCCATCTCAAACGCCCAACAGCGCCTGTTGCCGCTGTGGTGTTTCGGACATCTATGTAGTCCGTCACAACCGAATTGTTGTTCTCAATTACTGGCGCAGTGGCCATCATCTCCAGAGCGTTTGCAATGCGGCCGAGCGTGTCCAGTGCCTGCACGGCCTTCTGGTCTGCATTTCCTGCATTGATGGCCACATCTCTGGCCAGGCTCGCAATCTGAGCCAGTGCCTCATTTGCTGTGGCCTGGCTGTTTCCAGCCAAAACCTCAATGCCAGGCGTGTCTGGTGATGGCGCGATCTGATCAGCCAAGGCAAACAGACGCTCGAACTGCTTGACCTGCTCGAAGTTCTGTAGGAACGAGGCGAGCTGGTCGCGTGTGAGGTTGAGCTTTTGCGTTGCCATCAGTAGGCCAATGGCTCGATCTGAGCCTCAAGACGGATAAATGACAGGTGCGCCTGGCTGTCGCCACGGAAACGCTGGATGCGCCAGTTACGCATGTGGCCCTGTTGGAACCAAGCAAGACGCTTTCGGCTGCCGGTCGTGCCTGCACGGATGCTGCGGTCTTGGCTCCATGCCTGTCCGTCCACGCTGTAGCTGGTCGAGATCATTGGATCGACGCCAAGCGCCACACTGCCAGTCAGGCTGACCAGCTCCAACTCGTTGAAGATCGCGCCGTTGCTCTCGTTATAGACGATCAGCGTGCCAAACTCCCAGCGCACGATTTGGCCCCAATGACTGCTGATGTTGTCCACCAGGTATCCGATGGCATTGGACTGCGGGTCACCGATCAGCCACTTGTCGTAGGCCCAGACCAGATTCCTTGCGCGATACTGACTGAAGCCGAATTGGCTGGTGGTCAGCGTGAACCAGACTGGCTGGCTCAGCTCTCCAGTGGCAGCTGCATCAAACACCAAAGTGCGGTCTGGCAGGTGGACGTACAGGTGCTGGTGGGCCTTGTCGTTGCGAGCCTCCAGCTTGACGCCAGCCAGCTGCGCTTCGGTGTAGCCGAGCAGAATCTGGTCGATCTCCTGAGTGCTTATTTTTTGAGCAGTTGCGTTCGCGCCAAGGTAGATGCCTGGCGCTTCATTGCGGCCAGAGCCGAGGAAGGCAACGCTCTCCACGAACACGCAGCAGCCGAACGTGCCGATGACGCCCTTCTGAATCTGTGCGCCATCAATGCGCTGGAACGGAAAAAACTCGCCGCCTACGTTGTCGAACACCTCAATGGTGTTGCGGTTCAGCGCGTAGACCTCGTTGCGCAGTTTGAGCAGCGCCACCACGGGGTCGGGGTCAACTTCGCTGGAGCCGTACTTCAGAGGATTGACCTGTGTCGGGTCGGACAGCTCGGTCACGATCAGGCTGGTGCCATCAGTGGTCATGAAGTAACCATCCACCCAGACCACATCCAGCACAACGCCGAGATCGGGGTCGGTCACTTGAACCAAGCCAAGTGCGCTGTTCCAGTAGTACAGGCGGCCGCCGGATGCGATGGCCAGACGGTCGAAGCTGTAGTCCATCGTCACCAGGGTGTTGACGGGGCCGCCAACATCACCCAGCACGGTCACAGCGCCATTGCTGGCCACAGTCACCAGCTTGGTGCCCATGACGCGGTAGCAGACGCCATTCCAGTTGATGCCACCACGGTCGATGCCTGGTCCGGTGCCGTTGCCGACAATGCCGTCACCAGGACGCAGAAAACCGGCACTGATGCCGGACTGCTTTGGGACTGGCACCAGGTTGACCGGGTACGACGTGCGCAGGTCTGGCCCGTTGTCAGCGTAGATGCCGTTGAGGATTGGAATCTGCATGGATCACCACTTGACCTTGTTGGCCCAGTACGCTGCGCTCATCTTGCCCTTGGCGATGTTCTCAGCGTGCCTGGCCTTGAATGATTCGCGCCGGGATTTGTCCGACTTGGACTCACCTTCGCGCTTCGGAGACCCGGACACGCCCTGCTGGCCAAAACGGATGGTCTTGACTTGGTCACCATCCTTGGCCACCACGACGTGGGATTTGGTCGGGTGCGACGGTGTGCGCTTGGGCTTGTTGAAGCCCTCCACACCGACGCGAGCCAGACGCGGGTCTTTCTTTGTGGCCATCAGGAGATCCTGTACCAGCTGTTCAGAGACTGCACGAAGCGCATGCGGAAGAAGTCCTCGGCCGCAAGCGTTCCTGGGTCGCCATAGGCTGCAGATGCGCCGTTCAGCGCCAGCGTAAAAGCAGTGATCTGCTGTGTGGTGGTGATCAACACCTCAGTGCCATCAGGCGTCTGAGTGTTCAGCGGCAGGGTCACGGTGCCAGCGGCAAGCGTGCCAGCAGGCTGGATCAGCATCCATTGCTGCTGGCTGACAGGGGTTGGCACGGTGATGTTGAAGCCAGTGCCTGGCGTCGAGATGCTGGTGGCCAACGTCGGGGCTGCGAATGTCTGCTGGAAAAGCGCCAGCAGGGAGCCGATCGGCAGGCGTCGTGCGTCGCCGTTGTTCGGGGTGTAGACGGGAATCTGGTCGCCAGTGGAAGCCTGGAGCAACAGCGGCAGTTGGTTGATTTGTGGCATGGTTTGTCCTCAGTTGTACTCGATGGGGCCGTCCGGGCCTGCGGTTACCGGATCGACCGGAGGACGCAGGAATGGGTTGTCGTACACGCGCCAGGGCTTGTTGCCAGCGCCAGACGGCATGGTGACGGGCATCTGCTGCGGAATGGGTGCGGTCGCACGCTGCAGCAGGGTGTTGTAGCTGTCCTTGGCCACAGCCTTGGTTTCTGGCATCACCACCTTGCCGTAGCCAGGTGCAATTCGAATGGCCAGATTGGTGATGATGGCCTCGTTTGCGCTGTCTGGCACTTCGGACGGCTCGTCCAGGTCGCTGTACTGTGGGCTGCCTGGCAGTGGGTAGCCCAGCCGGATGCCTTTGCCGTTCCAGTCTGCGATCATTGCATCGAGGCGACGCAGTGCGGTCTGGAGCTGCTCTGGTTGCAGGTCGAAGACATAGGATGCAAGGCCGATTTCCTCGAATGCGGCTGCAACGAACTGGCGCTTGCTGTAACCCATATCAGGCCTCCTGCTTGCTGAGTGCTTCGGTGATCATGGCCAGCAGCTTCTCGTCGCTGGTGCGCTTGGTGAACGTCAGGCCGAGTTCTTTGGCCTTCTCAATCAGCTCGATGCGGGTGGGCGCTGCGTTGTCATCGGGCACGGCCGAGACTTCAGCTGCAACGGTTTCCAGCACCTGGGTGGCCTGCTGCGCCAGCAGACGGTGATTGATGCCGTCGATTGGGCGCGATGGCTTGCGCACCTTCACGGGCTTTTTCTTCTTCAGGTATTTCGGGGCGAGGATGTTCTCTTCCATCACTTGGCCTTTTTTGGTGCTTTGCTAGGTTTGCCAGCAGCTTTTGCAGCTTTTGAAGCCACATTGAGCGCAATGGCCACAGCCTGTTTCATAGGCTTGCCTGCTTTTTTTTCGGCCTTGATGTTCTTGCCGATGGTCTTGCTTGAGTAACCTTTGGTCAGTGGCATGGTGCCTTCTCCTGTTTGCGTTTTTCACGGGCCAGTTGCATGGCAGCCAGTCGCTTGGCCCTGACTTCAGGGTTTTGCCACGAGCTTGCAGTCTTGCCTGCAATTTTCTGCTTTGTCTCGTCATCACGCAATGTGCGTTTGCGAGCCTTGGCAGCCGCGCTCATCTTTGCGCGGGTCTCTGGCGTTCTCTCATAGGCTGCAAGTTTTTGCTTGGTCGTCTCTGGCATTGCATAGCCAGATGCCTTGCGTTCTTGCCATGCTCGCTTCGATTGCTCAGAGCGTTCAGCACGCTTTTCATCAGTCCATGTCGCTTTCAGTCCGTCCGACACCTTTTTGCGGTAATCGGCATCCTTCCAGCGTCGTGTCGAAGCATCAACCCATGAGGAAACGTCAGAGTACTTGCGTCCAGTGGCTTTGTCGGCAATTTTTGCCGCCACCTCTGGATTCTTGGATGGGGCAGTGTCACCACCATAGGCGACGTTGTACCCTTGTGGAGCCAACGTGCCTACAGCGATGATCGCTGCCTTTTCCGCTGCATGAAGTTCGTCTTGCGTCTCAAACTCAGCAACCACCGTGATTTCAGGATCACCATATTTGCGCCACGCACAGTGCACAGGAAGCTGGCTGCCACTTTTGACAGACCGCTTATGCTGTGCGATGCGGATGCTCATATTGCGTGCCGTTTGTCCGATGTATGCCTTGCCCGATGCGAAAACCAACTTGTACAGAATGTGCATATCATGCTCCTGATTAACTCAAGAGCATGATAGCACATTAAGCGGTATTATCCTATTCAATTATTGATTGAACAGCAAAATTCCGCTCATCTCGGGGTTCTTGTTCACAACACCGAACAGCGTGTCCATGCGGTACTTGATGGTCATGCTGTCAATGTCGTAGAACTTCTGCATCACCAGCTCAATGCCCTGGTCGGTGGTGGCGCGCATCACTGCGACGCCAGCATCGGAAGGCACGGCATAACGGCCAGGCAGAATTTCCAGCGAATCACGCTGCCAGAACACGTTGACCTGTGCGGTGTTCACGTTCAGGAAGGTGATGGCAGCTGTGT